CGAACGCCAGCACCCCCGCCAGCTGCCGGGCGCTCTTCACTGCCTTTGCCTTGGCCCGCCAGTGCACGCGCCCGTTCGGCGACAGATTCTTGTGCGGCCAAGGCAGCACCAGCTCCAGCGCGCCCTCACTCATGCCGCGTTGCTCCAGACCGACGGCAGCACCTCGACAAGGCCACCACGCGCCTCGAACTGCTCGACCGTCTCGGTTCCAGTGCGCGCCGCGGCGCGCTTGCGCGGCGTCTTGGCCGCCAGACCGTTGATGCCCACCTGGCGGTCACGCTCTTCCTTCGTCCGGCGCGGCTTGGCGCGGGCTGCCGTGGTGCTGGTGTTCTTCATGCCGCTTTCCTCTGTTCAATGACGAACGTCTGCTGCTCAATCAGCTCGTCGTCCGTGCCGTAGGTTTCGTGGAAGGTCCGCGAGCCATCCATCAGGCTCGGGCCGTAGATCTGCCGCATCGTCGCGAAGGTGTTGCCCTCCAGCGGGTGCCGCATGTGGTGCCATTTGCACAGGGCAAAGCCAAACAGGTGGCCGCGCCGCAGGTTCCCCAACTTGGCGTGGTTGTAGTCACACCCGTACACCACCAGCCCCGGCTCCAGCAGCTGCTGCAGCACCAGCGAAAGGCAGGCCATGCACGGGCCAACCTTGGCCGCCTCGATCCGGGCGGCCTCTTCCTTCGTAGGTGGCGGGGCTTTCGACCACATCAGCAGCGGCTGCCCGGCTCGTTCGGCGAGGTGCCGGCGTTGCAATGCCAGCGGTAGATGGGCTTGATCGCCAGCAACCCGCCCGGCACTGCCCGCGGCTGATGCCGGCCCGTGAACACCCATTTCCCACCGGGCTGGTGAACGACGCGAGGCGCGATGGTCCCGGTGTCCCGGTCGTAATTGATTCCTGCCAGCAGATTCATCGTGGCTTTGCTCCCTTGGTGATGGCGCGGCGGCTTGCCGCGCGTTTTGCCTTGCGGGCGACGGCTTCGTGCTTCTTCGCCTCGCCCATGTAGTAGTCGTGCCGGTCTTGCCGAACGGACGCGCTGAACTGGAATTGCTTCAGCGCCTCGTCGGCCGATTCCCTGAATGCCTTGGCCAGTCGCGCAGCGTTGAGGCGCGGGTCGTGGTCGAAGATGTCCAGTTGCCGGCCGTGCGAGCCCATCAGCCAGCGAAACCCAGTTCTGCAGCAGCGCGCGCCATCGCTTCCCTGGCGGCCTCCCGGTCCCGGACCGGAGTCACACCTGGTCCCGGCGGGGGCAGCTGCAGTGCAGGTTCTGGAATGGGACCGCCATCCGTCGCATGCCGCACCGCCCGCTCGTAGGCGTCGCGCAGCATCCGCTGCTGCTGGAAGGCGTCATCCGCGATGGCGTAGGCGTGCAGGTCCAGCATCGACCGGACCAGCACGGTGAAGCCCGACTGGTCGCGCCCGGGGCGCATTTCATGCTCCACCTGGGCGTAGCGCGGCACGTCGAAGCACATGGCCCGGAAGCGCTGGGGGGTCGGCGGCCAGTCCAGTGCGTCCCGGATGCAGACCGACAGCCCCTGGCCCAGCTTCTTCGGGCTCAGGCCGGTAAGCACCTGCATCCACACCTCACCGGCAGTCGTCAGCGCCCCGCTCTGTGCGACCGGCGCGGGACCGTTCTCCCGGTTCCACTTCCCCGGGAACATCGCGGCCATCCGCTCCCACAGGGTCCACAGTGCGTCCACAGCGCGCGGCTCCGGGCTACTGGACGACGGTGTAGTCGGCGTCGATGACGCCTGCGCCGCCAGATCGGCCACCGCCGCCATGGTCTCGCTCGTATTGCTCTCGGAGGTGGGTGACGTAGTCAGCAGAACCGTGGTGAGGGGTCGCATTGGTCGCTCCGTTGGCGGGCTTCGCGGTGGGGATGACGGGCAGCGCCAGGCCGGCGGCCATGGTCTGCTTCAGGGATTCGTTGATGTCGTGGCCGTTGGCGGCCAGGGTTCGCAGTTCGCCCCGGACCTGAAACCACGCCTGCACCGACAGCGGGCGGCGGCAGGCACTGCGGTGACGGGTGAACCGGGCCAGCACTTCGCGGTCGATGCCGTCCGGCAGCTCGCCGAAGCCAGACAGCGCGGCGTCAATCTCCCGCTCAGTCAGACGGTCGGGATCGTGCTCGCCGCTCCCCTCGCGCTGTGGGGGTTGCTCTTGGTTGCTGTTGGTTGCTCTTGGTTCGGGTGCAATAGCTGTTGCACCCTTTTCGACGCCGTTTTGCACCCTTTTCTGCGCCGTTTTGCACCCTTGATCGGAACTTTTTGCACCCTTTCCAAAGGGTGCAATTTCTGCACCCTTTAGCCATTCAGGGTTGATCCGGTACTGACGGGTCTTTCCGCCCTCACCGAACCCGCGACGACGACCGCCGAGACCCGCGTTGACCAGCACCAACCAGCCCGATTCCTCCATGCGGCGCAGCTGGTACTGAACCGATCGCTCTGACTGGCGCGTCTTCAGGGCAAGGTGGGCGATGGACGGGAAGATGTGCGTACCATCGTCGTGCGCATGGTCAGCCAACGCGAGCGCCAGCAGCATTTCGCCACCACCGTTCGGGTATCGCTCGAACACCATGCCTGTCATTCGTGCGCTCATGTCAGACGGCCAGTTCCAGGTTGTCGCCCGGGGCAACCGGCCACCACGTGTGGGCGCTGCGGCCGCTGATCCGGCAGGGCTTCTTCGGCCCCTTCCACGCGCGCCCGTCTTCCAGAAGCTCGGGCAGGCGGCGGGCCAGCATGTAGCGGCAGCGTTGGGTCACCTCGGCCAGCTCCAGGCTGGTCAGGCCGGGATGCAGCCGCACTGCCGCGGCTGTCGCTTCCTGCTGAGCCTTCAGGGTGCCGTTGCTCACGATGTACGCAGCAGCCTCGTGGCTGGTGCTGCTGTCGGTGTTGCGTGCCAGGGCGCTCATTTCGAAGCCCTCGACAGGCCGGCCGCTCGCGCAACGTTGCGCTCGAGCCGAGAAGCCATCGTGCGCAGCGCGCGGATCTCGCGGATCATCAGCTCGGCCTCGGCGTTGGTGATCTTGGAATCGGCCAGCGCCTCGACTGCCGCTCCGGACAAGTTCCCCACCCGGCTGGTGATCTCCAGCAGCTTCATCTGGATGGCGGTCATTTCGTTGGGCCAACCACCCTCCGGTGCCGGCGGCATCACGTCGGCGCTCATGCCGAACTGGGCGGCCAGGGCTTGCATCCAGCCCAGCGCGCGCTCTTCCCCGCCGGTGTGTTCCTGCATCCACTCGGTCAGCAGCTCGGCGATTTCGATGGTCACCGACTCACCTTCCACGCCGCGCAGCTTCGACCGCAGCGACTCCGGGTGCATCGACTTGCCGCGGCGCTGCGTCAGGTATGCGGCCGCTGCCTGCACGCCGCCGGGCGTCTCGCGCACAGCGTTGTAGAGGACATCGAGCCAGTTGAGGGGTGAGGTGCGGCAGGTCATTGGTTCACCTTGGGCGGGCTGGTGTTTCAAGGTTTCGGGCTTCGCCGCTCTGGCCCAACATGTGAGCCATGGACGAAATCAATTCAGGGATGAAGGCCAGGGACGGCCAGTCAGGCGGCGTCGACGTTGACGATTCGACCGGCGTCCGGGTCATCCGGCTCGGCCGGGACCGCCGGCTGCTGCACGTTCAACAGGTTCAGTACCTGGGGCAGCGCCGGAACGTTGCCGTCTTCCAACCACGCCTCGACGTCACCCAACGGAACCCCAAGGACTTTGGCCAGGTGCGCGTCGCTGCTGAGCGCCAGACGGGTGCGGAGCGCGGCCTTGGTGATGGGAGCGAAGGAGGCGTTATCGACGACACCTCCATCGGCTGCGACTGCAGCTGGTGCGTACAGGTCTGGCCGAAGGTCGGCGGGGGTGACGCCGTGACCAGTGGCCTTGGCCACCCTGAGCGCCAAGGAGGCGCTGACCTTCTTGTGCCCTCGGGCGACCATGTAGAGCGTCGCCGCGCTGCATTCAGAGGAAGCGGCCACCCGGGCCAGCACCGGGCAACCGAGCTTTCCGGTGCCCCCGTTCAAATTGGCGTAGTCGGTGAGGTTCATACAAGGCACATTACCGTTTCGGTTATGCGGTTGCAATACCGTTTTGGTCATTTCCTGAAAAAGTAATGGATAGGACCATTACCCGCATGGATGCGACCACTCAGAGAACCATCAACATGCGCGCCCGCGTTGCCGACGCAGGCGGTCCGGCCGAGTGGGTGCGGAAGTTCGGCGGCACCCGCTGGCAGCAGCCCCAGGTTAGTCAGTGGATCTCGGAGACGAATCCCAAGGGGATCGGCCACCGCCTTGCCAGAGATATCGAAGCCGCAATGGGCATCGCATCGGGCTCGCTTGATCGACCGTCTTCGGATTCTCAATCCGTGGGACTCAATGTTCCTACCCTTCGATCCGCCATACGGCTGCTGCAGTTGGTGTCGGAGATTCGAGGTAAGGGCACCGTCCCCGAGATCGATGCGGAAGCGCTTGCCATTGCTTACGAGACAGTGGCCGCCCAGGCCCGAACACTCGACGACAGCAACGTGCTGGACTTCATGCGTGCATTCGTAGAACGGCTGGAAAGGAACGGGGGTAAGGATGGCATTGAGAGAGGATCAGCTGCAGGAGCTGG